CGGCGGCACCGGTACCTCCGGCGGGAACCTGGCACACGGGCAGGCCGGGCCCGGCACCTACGGGGGCATGGCGCTCGACGCCGACCAGGCCAGGAACGCCTCGATCATCTACAACGTGGCGGCCGACCGCAGCCTCTCTCCCCGCGCGGCGGCCATGGGCATCGCTACCGCGATCGTCGAGAGCAGCCTGCGCAACCTCGACCACGGTGACAGCGACTCGATCGGGCTGTTCCAGCAGCGTCCCAGCCAGGGCTGGGGTACGAAGGCCCAGATCATGGACCCGGGCTACTCGGCCGGGAAATTCTTCGACGCCCTGGTGAAGGTGCCCGGCTACGAGAGCGCGAACTTCGGGCTGACTTGCCAGGCGGTGCAGCGCTCAGCCTTCCCGGACCGCTACGGCAAGCAGGAGGCACCCGCCGAGGCGATCATCACCGCCATCCAGAAGGGGTCCACCGACGCCGGGAACGCCATCGTGGGCACGGGTGCGGGCAACACCATCGGCTCGGCGACCGCCGTGGGCAAGCCTGCGGGAGCCACCGGCCGCAACGTCGCGGCCCAGGCCTACAACCTGATCAAAGCGAACCCGGCCGGGCACATCCGGTACTCCCTGGGCGGTGACGACCCGTACAACTCGCCGGATCCCAAGGTGCTCGACTGTTCGTCCTTTGTGGATGCGTCCTACTACCGGGCCGTGGGACGGCCCTGGATCACGCCGCGATCGACGGTTTCCACCGAGCGGCCGAAGTGCACGATCATCCCGGTGGACATGGCACAGCAGATCAAGGGCGCTCTGCTGTTCGTCGGCACCGGTCACGTCGAGGTATCGCTGGGCAACGGTTACTCCGCCGGAGCGCACACCGACGGCATCCCGCTGGAGAAGCAGGTCTCGATCGTCAAGGCGAGCGGCTTCACCGACGGCGGCCTGATCAACGACGTGAACTACTCGGACGCCGCGACCACGCAGGCGGCGGCCCAGTTCATCCAGGGCAAGCTCGGCTACTCGGCGAACGTCACCGACCAGAATGAATTCAAGCCGGACGGCGCCTCGGTGGATGCCTCCCAGGGCGGTGACGCGGCGGGCTCGACGGCCATGGACGTGTTCAACGCGCTGATCAACGTCTACAGCTGGGGGTACGTGCCGGACCTGGCCGGGCAGATCCTGGTAGGCCCACGTGCGCTGATGAACGACCAGCCCATCCTGCCGTTCGTGGGCAACCTCATGGCCGCCTCGATGCGGTCGTGGTGCTCGGCGCCCAACGGCGACTTCATGGCGTGGTTCCCCGACTACTTCGACCTCTGGGGCATCGCGGCCAAGATGGACGTCCGCTCGATCGAGCTGATGGACTTCACCGTCACCTGGTCGGATCTCCAGACCGTGACCCACCAGTACGTCGTCGGCGTCCCGGCGGGCATCACCAACTCGATCAACTCGGCCGGGCAGACCTTCGCCAACGGCTCGAACACCGGCTACGCCTGGCAGCTGACATCCAGCGGCATCGCGACCATGGAGTTCCCGCAGATCTTCCGGGCGATCTTCGGCCAGGACGCCAGCCAGGAGTTCCTGGACGAGTTCCTGGGGCGTTTCGGCGCCCGCCCCAACGTCGTCACGCTGCCCACGGTCAAGCAGGGGCTGCCCGAGTTCTTCCTGGCGCTGTTCCTGTTCATGCGCAAGTGGGCCGACCAGTTCTCGGCCAGCATCCCTATGACCTGGATGCCCGAGTTGTGGCCCGGGATGATCCTGCGGCTGCCCGAGTTCAACTTCCAGGCCTACATCACCGAGGTCAACCACAGCTTCAAGCTGGGCAAGGACGGCTACTTCCGGACCACGGCCGGTGTGTGCGCACCGAGCCGGATCACGCAGAAGGACAACGACGTCTTCGGGCTGCTGCCGCTGGGCGGCAAGCGGTACAACGTCGTGCGCCAGGACCTCGAACCGGCCGACAAGACGCCCCGAGGTGCCTCGTGACGGGAGCAATGCCCGCGACCGGGCTGACCATCCAGGCCGTCACCGTGCTGTCCGTGGACGGCAATACGGCCTACGTGCGCAGCGATCACACGGGACTCCAGTTCCCGGTCGCCCGGGACATCCTGCGCGCACACGCGACGCCTCCCATGGCGGGCGAGCGCTGGATCCTCGACAAGGCCTACGGCGCCGAGTGGACCTTCGCCGCGATCGTCGGCGGCGACCCGTCGACCCCTCTGGTGGCGGTGACCAACGCCGCCGAGCGGCTCGCGCTCCGGGCGCCGTACCCGAACATGGCCGTCTACGAGCTGAGCAGCTTCACGGTGTGGTTCTGGAACGGCACCTCCTGGGCGGTCTCCGCGCCACCTCCGGCTCCGGAGTCCCGGCAAGTGGCCTGCCAGGTCAACTTCGGCTCCGACGCCGTCCTGAGCGCGGGGAACGTCACCGCGCAGGGCGGCTGGAACCTGGTGACCAACGAAGGCGGCTACACCTTCAATCTCATCACCGGCGAGGCCTGGATCCAGGTCCCCAGTAACGGACAGTATCGAGCCAGTCTCAAGGTCGCCTTCGCGCCTTACACCAGCGGCGGCACTATCGTGCATGGCTGCAAGATCATGAAAAATGGTTCCGATCTCACCGTCAATTCGATCATCACCGACACCAAGATCTCGGTTACCACCGGTGAAGCCACCTGGCTGGACGCCTGGGACGAAGTTCCCCTACTGGCCGGGGACAAGCTCTATTGGCAGGTCTACAGCAGTGGTTCGACGACATTGCTGGGCGCCGTGTTCAACGTCCCGACCCGGATCGCGGTGCGCCGCATCGGCCCGAACTGAGGGCCTGTCCGACCTGTCCCGACCCAGCCCAACTAGTGGATCGGAAGGGCGGTGATCAAGATCAAGACTTTGGCTTTGATCAACGGCGACCTCGCCATCGGGACGAATGGCGCCTACCTGCTCTACTCCGGCGTGCCCCGGATCAAGCAGGACCTCACCCTCGCGCTGACCGAGGAGTACGGCACCGACCGCTTCCACCCCACCTACGGCTCGATCGTGCAGAGCTACCTCGGACAGATCCTCTCCGCCGAGCTGATGCAGCTGGTCCGCGCCGAGGTCAACCGGGTGCTCCAGAACTACCTGATCATCCAGCAGAACGAGGTCCTGCGGGACACCGTGATCGATGTGGCCAACCGTTATGACACCTCCGACGTCGTGCAGTCGGTGGACAACGTCCAGGCCCGGGCGGTGCTCGACACGATCTACCTCTCGGCGACCCTGACGACCCTCTCGCGCGAGAGCGTGACCATCTCCCGGCAGGTGACCGCATGATCTTCCGCAAGCGACCCAAGGCACTGCCGTCGGAGCCCAGTCAGCCACGAGCCCTTGATGTTCCGGGGCCGGGCGAGAGGCTGCCGCCGTCCGAGTTGGCTGCCGCCCGCAAGACCCTGGAAGAGGGTCGCGCCTTCGCCCCGCACTGTGACGCCCGGATCCTCCATGAGCCAGGCTCCTGCTGGTCCTGTGATCTGTACCCGGACTGGCAGGTCCTCCGCAAGCTCTGGGGGATTGCCTTCACCGGCCAGAAGCCGAAGATCGAACAGCACGGCGAGGGGGACTACACATTCACCACACGTGAGCTTCCCTGCCCAGCCGACTTCAACCGGCCGCCGGATGACCCGAGCGATCATCGGCAATGGGGTCCGAACCGGGCACAGGGGAAGGATCGCGGATGACCACGACAGGTGACGTCGCGGCGAAGATGGTCAGCGCGCTCAACGCTGCCGAGCCAGACCTGGACGTGTCCGTCGGCACCGTGGCACGGAAGATCATCGACGCGGTGGCCGAGAGCCTCGCCGAGGCCTACGCCGACTCGCACCTGATCCAGTACCAGTACGACATCGACTCCAAGATCGGTGGCGACCTCGACGACTTCTGCGCGCTGTTCGGCATCACCCGGATTCCGGCCCAGCGGTCACAAGGCGTGGTGACCTTCACCCGGCCGAACGACACTTTCGCGGCGACCACGGCCCTGGTCATCCCGCCCAACACGCAGGTGGTCGCGCAAACCAACCCCATCATCTACGTGCAGACCACGATCTCGGCGGTGATGAATCCGGGCCAGCTGACGGTCGATGTGCCGGTCCAGGCGGTCGTCGCCGGGCCGGGCGGCAACGTGGCGGCTGGGATGCTGGTCACCGTCGCCACGGCCATCTCCGGCATCGCCAACGTGGTGAATGCAGCACCGATGAGTGGCGGCTCCGCCCAGGAGTCCGACGCTGACCTGCGCACCCGCTTCCGGGCCACCGTCTTCCGCTCGCTGGCAGGCACGCAGAGCATGTACCAGGCCATTGCCCTGGCCACCCCGCAGGATCCCACGCTGCCGCTCACCCGGGCGGTGACGCAGGTCAATGTGCTCGGCGCGACCAAGCGCTTCCGCGAGCAGATCCAGATCGTCGGCGGCACCGCGACCTCGACGGTGACGCGCGCGGCCTACATCTTCTCGGACAACGTGTACTGCGGCGCCAACATCGATGCCGGAGACCTGCTGGTCCAGGGCACGAACTTCACCTTCACCCCCTCGAACCCGACCAACGGCACCGACGCCACGGCCGTGCTCTCCGCGCTGACCGGCATGCCGGACGGCCTCTACGATCTCGACTTCGAGTACGTCACTCAGGCCAGCCGCAACGACCCAGCGAACACGCGCTTCGCCAAGGGCGGCATCAACAACCGGATCGACGTCTGGCTGAACGGCACGGTCGCTGACGTGGCCACCCAGGCCGTGGTCTTCTCGAACGCGCGCGTGTTCACCAGCACCTACGGCGACCCGTACTACGCCAACGCCTTCACCCAGAGCAGCGCGGGCACGCCGGTGCCTCCGGTGGGCAACTACTTCATCCCGCTGGCCTTCGGCCCGATCACCTCGGTGCCGACCTCGCTGGTGATCGCCGGAACCACCTACAACCTGGGCACCGACTACTGGATCACCCAGCGCGAGGACGCCTTCGGGATGAGTCCCTTCAGCCTGTACGGGCTGTCCTGGCAGACCACTCGCGTCCCCGCGAACGGGTCCGCCTTCTCGATCACCTACAACTACAACCGGGTCGCCCGCGACGTGCAGGCGAACATCGCGCAGTGGCGCCTGGTCGGCACCGACGCGCAGGCCCACTGTGGGATCCGGCGCCTGATCAAGTTCCACTTCGCGATCGTCTACGACCGGGCCTACGACACCAGCGCGGTGAACACGAACATCGACATCGCGCTGTCGGCGCTGTGCACGTCCCTGGGCTTCGGCGCGTCGCTCCAGGTGTCGGACGTCATCCAGACGGTGCACAACGTCCCCGGGGTGGACAACGTGCGCTTCCTGACCTCCGCCGACGACGCGGTCAGCTACGCCATGGCCTCGATGTCACCGTGGGCGACGAACACCCAGCTCTCGCTCTACGCCTCGGGCGGGCGGGCCGTGGATGCCACCTTCGGTAACAGCCAGTATCCCGTCTATCACTCGTCTAGGATCATCACCAAGGCTCCGAACACCTTCCCGATCGGAGCGTGAGCATGGCGGACATCTTCGTCGACAACCCGAGCTTTTTTCAGAACTTCGACACGGCCGCCGCGCAGGACCTCAAGGCGATGCAGCTGGCCCCGGGCCAGCCGGACACCACCGAGGGCGTCTTCACCGCCTCCGACCCGATCGTGCCGGACAAGATCACCAGCGACCGGATCGCGCACTTCGATCCGGAGATCTACGACCTGCGCGAGACCTCGCACCTGATGAAGCTGCTCAAGACCCTTCTCGGCGGCGCCGGGGTCGGCGGCCTGCGCAAGCAGCTAGCCGTGGCCCGGATGCAGAACGCCTTCAAGGGCATGCACTTCCTGGACCTGGACCGGTTCTACGGCGCGCTGTTCGGGATCAAGCGGACCCACGCCGAGCTGCTGCCCGCGTTCAACCCCTACATCGATCCGGCCAGCCCGGCCCAGTGGGACGACATCCACTCGCGCGACGCCAGCTATCGCGATCGCCTGGTGAAGTTCGCCAGGGCCATCCCGAACGGCGGCAGCTACGTCGGTCTGAAGATGATGGCTGAAGCCCTCATCGGCACCGAATGCGAGATCTACGAGAGCTGGAGCTGGATCGACGAGCAGGACGCCGGGCGTTTCCAGCCGAACATACTGAACTACACCTACGGCTTCCTTCAGAACGCCGTCGGTACCTACCGGGGCATGACGGCGCGGACCTGGGGTGACTGGGCCGGAGCGGGCCAGCTGTTCACCGGCCGTACCAGCCAGCGGCTGCGCTCGGAGTGGATGCTGCTGCCCAAGCGCCCACTCGCGATCGACGAGCAGTACGAGATCATCCGCGTGCTCAACACCTTCAAGCCAGCGGGCACGTCCTTCACCGTGGTCAACCAGGGCCTGAACATCCATTCCCCGGTCACGATCCGGGGCGTCTCGGCCAGCTCGGAGTGCTGGGAGATCACCAGCACGATCACCCCCAACCCGAACCTGAACTTCAACCCCTACGCCAACCCTCTCGGCTTCCTCAGCACAGCGGTCTCGGCTCCCAAGGCCCGCCCGGCCTTCTCCGGCTACCAGGGCGAGGCATGGAGCCTGAACGGCGACATTGCCACGGTGAGCAGCTTCTCCCTGGCCGAGGACGGCACCCAGCTCGCCGGGGACGACGACCTGATCCAGTACAGCGACGGCACCACGCGCTCGTACAAGGTCGGCAGCGGCATCATGACGGCGTCGCAGGCCAGCGCCAGCCAGCTGATCTCCGACGGGGTGATGACCTCGGTGCCCTACGCCGACACCCGCAGTTCGCTGAATCCGTCCACAGTCCTCGCTGGAGCGTCCGCATGACCCGGCCCGAGGTGAACCCCGGCACTCCCGTCGCGCGCGCCTGGGTCGGCGGCATGTCGCTGGACGCGCTGGGCGAGGGCATCCGGCTGAACCAGACCGGCTCGACCCAGCAGAGCGTCGACACGCAGCGGTTCTGGTCCACGCCCGCCCGCGCCGCCGAGGACACCACGCGCGAGATCATGCAGATCACGCTGGCCACCGCGCGGCGGCTGAACGAGATCGAATTCGACGTAGCCGCCTTCCCGCAGGACGTCTACGCCGAGTTCTACGACCCGGACACCAAGGCGTGGACTCCCTGCCTGGACGACCTGTCCAGCACGCCGGAGCCAATCGCCTACGGGGTGCGCGACTCAGTGCCCACCGTGTTGCCACCCGCCAGCGCCGTGCTGGGCCACCTGCACCCGCAGCACAGCTTCACCGGGCACTGGCGCACGGTGACCTTCCAGATCCGGCCGGTCTTCACGAAGCTCCTGCGGCTGGTCCTCTCGCGCACCACCCAGGGCACGGCACCGGCCAACACCCAGGGGGTGAAGGTCCCCTACTCGCTCGCGGTGCGCAACCTCAAGCTCTCCTACGCCATCCGCAAGCTGAACGACGTCCCCTGGACCGCTCCGGCGCAGGGTGAGGAGCGCGACACCTTCGCCACCACGACCGACCTCTTCGGGTCCGCCGTGGACTTCCAGGTGCGCATCAACTCCGCCACC